ATTACTAACAGTTCTACTATTGTTTCTGCAGGTAAAATTACCGCAGACGCTGGCATTGACATAGACAACTTCAACATTGATGGTACTACTATTGCTTTATCATCTGGCGACCTAACAGTAGATGTTGCAGGTAGTATCGAACTAAATGCAGATTCTGGTAATGTAGTGTTTGCTGATGCAGATGTGACTTTTGGTCAAATGCAAAACGGCAGTGGCTCGCAGTTTATTATGCAAGGCATGGTTGCAGACCAAGATATGATATTTAAAATAAACAATGGTGGTAGCACAATTAATGCTATTCTAGTAGATTCTATAGGTGCAGTTACTATGCCATCACAACCAGCGTTTCTAGCTAGACCTGCATCACAGCAAGCCAATTTTGCTATCAATGGATCCATCACTATTGTATTTGGCACAGAAGTTTATGATCAAAATGCAGACTTTGCAAGTAACGCATTTACTGCGCCAGTTACAGGTAAGTATGTATTAAACACATCTATACGTTTAAGTGCTGTAGATTCTGCTGCTGATTATTATCACATTCAAATTGTTACAAGTAATAGGTCTTATCAAAATATATTTGACCCTGACTTTGGGCAAGACGCTGCGTATTGGGCGCTTACGGTGTCTTGTGTTGCAGACATGGATGCAGGAGACACTGCATATGTTGCAATAGTTCAAGGTGGTGGCACACAACAAACAGATATTGAAACTCAATCTCATTTCTCAGGCTACCTAGCCTGCTAACCATTGGGTGAAATAACCCTGTCATAAAGGAGACATAACAATGGCAAACCACGTTAAGACAACAACACTTACAGATTTACAGCAAAAGATACTTGCTAATGATCTATACACAGCAGCAGATAATTCAGGCTTAGATCTTTGGATCGACAATGCTGTTACTGGCAAGATTAACAACTGCTGGAAACGTATGCAACAAGAGTGGACAACTAAGTTGATAAATGATGAGAGTTTTACAGACAGTATTCCGAGTAACCAAGCAGACTTTGTAGCACTTATAACTGCAAGAGATGACTATAAAACTCGTAAAGAACGAGATGATGCGTGATAAAGGAAACAAGTAAATGCCATATATAGGAAAATCCCCTAGTGTTGGATTACGCACACGGTACAACTACACAGCTACGGCAGGTCAGACTAGCTTTAGTGGTGCCGACAATAGTAACGTAACGCTAACATATTCAGACACGAACTACACTGACGTATATCTAAATGGTGTAATGCTTAAGGCTGTCACTGACTACACATCAACTACAGGTACAACTATTGTATTAGGATCGGGTGCTGCAGCAGATGATATACTTGAGGTAGTAGTTTATGATGCATTTAGTGTAGCTGATACTGTGTCATCAAAAGACGGTGGTTCATTTGTAGGCAACGTAAATTTTGGTGGAGACTTATCTAGTAATACAGCAGGCACATCTAACTTTAGGGCAGGGGTAAATGCTGGTAACTCAATAACATCTGGCGGTAATTATAATACTGTTGTGGGTGACGAAGCTGGTACTGCTATTACTACAGGTGATAACAATGTATTACTTGGTTATGCAACAGGTACAGCAATAACTACTGGCACAAAAAATATAGCTATTGGCGCAAACGCACTAGACGCAAATACAACTGGTTTCCACAACGTAGCTATTGGGCAGTCTGCTTTAGGTGCGTTTAATGTTACAGATAGTTCTAATACTTACAACACAGCAGTTGGCGCTCACGCTGGAAAGGTTATAACCACAGGCGTAAACAATGTCCTTATTGGCGGTCTAGCTGGTGACGCACTGACTGATGCTGATTTAAACGTAGCAGTTGGTAAAGGTGCATTAACTGCTGACACGTTAGGTAGCAACTCTGTAGCAATAGGTTTTGCAGCATTAGAAGCACAAAACTTCACAACAGCTACAAATTCTTACAACACGGCTGTAGGAAGTGCAGCAGGAGCAGCAGTAACCACAGGCATACAAAACACTCTCATAGGTGGTCTTGCAGGTGATGCCTTAACAGACTCTGACTATAACACTGTTGTTGGCTATCAAGCGTTATCTGCTGACACGTTAGGCGGTAGAAGCACAGCAATAGGCTATCAAACGCTTGCTACTCAAAACTTTACTACTGCTACAAATGCTTATAACACTGCTGTTGGTTATTCCGCAGGAGTTGCAGTAACCACAGGAAAACAAAACACCTTTATTGGCAGTCTAGCTGGTGATGCGACTACTACAGCAGATAATAATACTGCAGTTGGTTATCTATCTTTATCAGGAAACACTACAGGAGCAAGAAACACAGGCATCGGTGATACGGCACTTGCCGCAAACACCACAGGCGATAATAATGTGGCTCTTGGAAGAGGAACACTTGATGCAAATACAACAGCAGACAATAACACGGCAATTGGACAAGCGGCATTAGGTGCAAACACGACAGGCGCAAATAACACTGCCGTTGGTCGGACGGCATTGTTAGCAAACACAACAGGTGCTTCCAATGTAGCAATAGGCGGAAGTGCTTTAGATGCTAATACTGTAGGTACAAATAATACTGCTGTAGGTAATGATGCTTTAGGAGCAGAAGTTGCAGGACAGTTTTCAGTTGCTATTGGTAATAATGCTTTGATGACTCAAAGTAATGCTACATCCGCAGATGTTTACAACACAGCAGTAGGGCTTAACGCAGGTAAATTAATAACTACAGGCTCACTTAACACTCTTATTGGAGCTGTGTCTGGTGATGCACTAACTACAGGAGGGCAAAATGTAGCTGTTGGGCAAAATTCTTTAACAAGTGCTACTTCGTCAGGTAACAACACAGCTATTGGTTATGCTTCTATGTTGGCAACTACTACAGGGGGTCAGAATACGGCAGTTGGAGCGCAAGCACTAGATGCTAATACTACAGCGACTAACAACACAGCCGTTGGCTATAATTCTTTAGGGGCAAACACCACAGGTACTGAAAACGTAGCAATTGGTGGTGCGTCTATAACTACAGCAACTACAGGAGACTACAACACAGCCGTTGGTTTTAATTCTATGCGCCTACTTCAAACAGGTAATAATAATGTAGCCGTTGGTAAAAGTGCTTTAGACGCTATTACTACAGGATTTGATAACGTGGCAATTGGCAGTGGGTCGGGAATAACAAATACTACAGGATATCAAAATATAACTATTGGGAAAGATGCTGTATCTTCATCCGCTACAACCAATGGCGAATGTACTCTGGGTAATGCTAATATAAATAACCTACGTTGTAATGACACTTCTATAAGTTCTTTATCAGACTTACGAGATAAAACTAATATTGTAGACATACCATTAGGTTTAAACTTTCTTAATACAGTACGCCCTGTTTCATTTGATTGGGATAGAAGAGATGGAAGCCAAGCTGGTAAAAAAGACTTTGGTTTTATTGCACAGGAATTAAAAGTAGCCGCAGATGCTACTGTCTATGCAGACCACATGAGATTAGTTTGTGAGGAAAACCCTGACAGGCTAGAAGCTGACCCAATGAAGATGTTTCCTATCCTCGTTAAGTCAATACAAGAACTATCAACCAAACTAGATACAGCAGTAGCTCGTATCGCAGAACTAGAAGGATAAAGAAAATGACTAGAACTACAGAAGAACGAGCACAAGACTACACAGCAATGGGTCACTCAATAGACCTTATTACTGCTGTGATAGCTGGTAACAGTATGGCTGATGAAGCAAAAGAAGATAGACAAGACTGTGTAGACAGAAATGTAGCACACCTTGAGTTAATGAAAGCAAAATCTGATTGGGGTAGTGAGTCAATGACTGCTACAACTAATGCAATAACTGCTGGTAAAGGGTATACTGCATCTTAAATAAGGTAGGAAATTGGAGTAAAACATGAGTAGAGCTAGAAATGTAGCTGACATAATTAAACAACCATTTGCAACTACACTGGGTACATCCAACTATAGAGCAGGGGTCAACGCTGGAGATTCAATAGCATCTGGTGGAAACAACAACGTGACCGTGGGTGACGAAGCTGGTACTGCGATTACTACTGGTGATGCAAATACTTTTGTTGGTTTTGAAGCAGGAAAAACAGTATCAACCTCTTCTGAAAACACGGCTTTTGGTTATCAAGCATTAAAATTAAATGCAGCAGGAGATGGTAACACAGCCATTGGTGTAAAAGCAATGGATGCTAATGTTACGGGAGACAGAAATGTTGCTGTAGGTTCAGATGCTTTAGGATCTATGAATCCTGACAGTAATGCTGATATGTATAATACAGCGGTTGGGTATAATGCAGGTGGAGCAGTAACCACAGGCACACAGAATACTCTCATTGGAGGGTTAGCAGGAGATAATCTAAATACCAGTGAAAAAAATGTTGCAGTAGGTTATTTAGCTCTTAGCGGAGAAGATAGTCATGGACAAAATACTGCTGTAGGTTGGTCAGCACTAGCAGTTCAAAATGCAGGAGCTACTGGGAATAATACCGCAGTAGGATACAACGCAGGTGTGGCAGTATCCACAGGCGTAGAGAACGCCATTATAGGTGCCCTTGCAGGTGATGCTCTTACTGTAGGATATCAAAATGTTGCATTAGGTTTTCAAGCATTGTCTTCTGATACAGGCGGCTCAAGAAGTGTGGCCATAGGAATAAATGCTTTAAATGCACAGAATATATCTTCTACTGCTACTGTTTCTAATAACGTAGCTGTTGGTGCGTTAGCAGGTGCAGCAGTAACCACAGGCGTTCAAAACACCCTCATTGGTGGTGTTGCAGGTGATGCACTTACAGACGCAGACTATAACGTAGCGATAGGTTATTCTTCTTTAAGTTCTGACACTTTAGGCTCAAGGTCAGTAGCAATAGGACGGTCAACTTTAAGCGCTCAAAACTTCACAACAGCTACAAATACTTACAACACGGCTGTGGGCTATGCGGCAGGTACAGGAGTAACCACAGGTTTACGAAATGTCTTAATAGGTGGTCTAACAGGAGATGCACTAACTGATGCTGATGATAACACAGCTTTGGGTACGGATGCACTTAGCGCAGATACATTAGGTAGTAGGTCAGTAGCAATAGGTAAAGGAGCTTTAAACGTTCAAAACTTTACTACTGCTACAAACTCTTTTAACACAGCAGTTGGTTATGATGCAGGGTCAACTGTAACTACAGGCGACAAAAGTGTGTATCTTGGTGCTGGAGCTGGAGCAAACGAAGGTGGAACAATAGGGGCGGCTGCCGCTGATAACAATGTTTGTATTGGTTACTATGCACACCCCTCTGCGGATACTGGTGGTAGTCAAATTGTTTTAGGTAAAGGTACATTAGGTCAAGCAAACAGTACATTTACTTTTGGTAAAGATGCTGGCTCTGACAGAGTACATAATACATTTACTTCTAACGCTACTTTTACCAGAGTTTCTGATGAGCGTTATAAAAAAGATATACAAACTAATACTGATTGTGGTTTAGATTTTATTAACGAGTTACGCACTGTAACATTTAAGTTTAAAGCAAAATCTGAAATACCTAATACCTTACCTGACTATGACGCAGAAAAAACAACCGCAGAACATACAGATAAGTTATATGGTTTAATTGCTCAAGAAGTAAAAGCTGCTTTAGCAAAGCATAATATCACAGACTTTGGTGGTCACTCTGAAGAAGAAAGTAGTGGGATACAGGGTGTGGCACAGTCTATGTTTATCTACCCACTTATTAAAGCAATACAAGAACTATCTGCAAAGGTAGCAGCATTGGAGGCAAAATAGATGGCACTAACTAAAGTTACAGGTCAAGGCTTAGAAACACTTTCAGACGGTGTGACTATTACGACTGCTGACAATACAAATCAATTAACATTAGTATCAACAGATGGTGACGCTGGTGAAGGGCCAAATCTTGTATTTTATAGAAACTCTAGTTCTCCAGCAGATAATGATGATTTATCTACTATAGATTTTATAGGCAGAAATGATAACTCTCAAGATGTAACTTATGGGCAAATAAAAGCAGTTCTTCTTGACGCTTCTGACGGAACTGAAGATGCAAGATTAGAGTTCTACCGAATGATAGGTGGCACTTCTTCACCAGATTTACAATTAAATTCTGAAGGTGTTGTTTTAAATGAGGGATCAGACGACAGAGACTTCCGTGTTGAGTCTAATGGTAATGCTAATATGTTATTTGTTGATGGTGGGAATGACCGAGTTAATATTGGTTCAAGTTCTAGCACTACTGTTGGGGGTGAGAGTGGTGGTTTAAACATTTTTGGTGCAGGTGCAGATTCTTGGTTTAATCTTAGTAGGTATGTAGCAGGAACTGGAAGTGCTAATATTCAATTTGGAAAAAGTAGAAATGGAACTGTCGGAAGTCATACTATTGTACAAAGTGGAGATAGTTTAGGTCAAATAGCTTTTGCAGGTTCTGATGGAAATGATTTTAACAATTATGCAGCTCTTATTAAAGCTGAAGTAGATGGTACTCCTGGCAATAATGATATGCCAGGAAGATTGGTATTTAGTACAACTGTTGATGGTGCAAATTCACCAACGGAAAGAATGAGAATACATAATGGTGGTGTTGTATCAATTCCTCAAGGTATTGCATTAGGAGTAGGAACAGCAAATACAGCATCAAATCTGCTTGATGATTATGAAGAAGGCACTTGGACACCAACTTTAGCTTCTGATGCACAGCCAAGTGGTTATACTACACAAGTTGGGTACTACAGAAAAATAGGTAGTCTAGTTCACATACACGCAACAGTACAAGTAAGCGGGTTAGGTAGTTTTGCAGGGGCTGTAATTAATCTCAATGGTTTACCTTTTACTGTAGCTAGTTTAACTAGCTATAGGGAAGTAGGAACTCTTGTTATAGATGGAGCTGCAAACGAAAAAGAACATATCTATCTAGTATTCTCAGCAAATGGTACTAATGGTGCTCTAGAACAATTGTCTGGAAGCACTAATCACGACAATAACATGAACGCAAACGCTATTGATACAAATACTATTATACACGCATCAGGTACATATATTGCTTCATAGTAATAAAAAGGAAATAATAAAATGGCGCTAAAAAAAGAAACAGATATATCAAAAATTGAAGTAGTAGGTAAGTGGAATATTCAAGTTCGTACAGATACTATTATCAAAGAAGATGATACAGAAATAACAAGGTCTTTTCATCGACACTCTTTAATACCATATTTTTCTGCTAAAGATAGTGATGGGAATTGGACACACACTGCTACAGACATCTCAGCTGAAACTGCGACTGTGCAAGCTATAGCTAATGCAGCATGGACAGATGCAGTTAAGGCTGCGTATAAAGTATGGCGTGAAGCTTAATAAAAACAGTAGTAAGTATTATAAATAACAGTAATAAGTGATTTGAAAATAGGAGACACTTGAAATGGCTACAGAAAATAAAGAAACAATTAGTATTGATGATAAAAATTATATTGTTGAGGATATGACAGCTGAACAACAGTATTGTATTGCTCAACTAAGAGACTTGAATACAAAACAAGGAAATCTTCAATTTCAAATGGATCAATTAGCGGCTGCAAAATCAGCATTTAATGCTACACTAACTAATAGTGTAAAAGTAGAAGAAACATCAGAAGACACAGAAGGTGCCGAGACTGAGTAAAACTTGTACCATTATTAGTTAAAACAATACAAGAGTTAGAAGCCAGAATCAAAACCTTAGAGGACGCATAAAATGAGTAAAGCATCAGACTAGGGACTTCCCCTTCTTATAAATACTTCTAATAAGGGGTGACTCAAATGCGTTCTAGAAATATTGAACTAAAATCTGATCTTGCAAATTTGTTCAAAGATTTGGAAGAGGCTAAACGTGAAAGCCCAAATGTAGTTCCTATTTCAAAACCTAAAATAGATCAATCTGATATCAAAAATCTCTTTAGTGGTTTGGAAGAAGCTTCTAAACAGGCTCGAGTTGTGGAAAAAAAACGTAAAGATTATGTTGAAACAACTCCAGCTGATATATCAAATCTACTCAAAGAATTAGAAGAAGCATCCAAACAAGCAAAAAATGAAGAACCAAGGATACCTAGAAAAAAAGGTCAACCAGCTGGTTCTGACAAACATTCTGATTTATACACAGACGAAAATCCAAAGGGAACTATTCATGGACTAAAATTTGCAACTGTTAAAGATGCAAAGGCTAGTGTAAATAAAATAGATAACTCTGGTAAAACTCATGCACATAAAGTTCAAGCGGCCGTTGCAATGGAACAACGAGCAAAAGAAATGGGTAAAACTGCTGAAGCTAGTGTATACCGATCTTACATTGAAAAAATGAAAAAGATCACTAAAGAAAAAAGTAAAAAAGAAGAAACTATTAAATTAGAAGCACTTGAGTCCGTGTTAACAGAATTGGTAGATAATACTGCTAAAGATATTGAAGAAGAAGTTGAACTTGTAAACAAACTAGACGATAATCCAAAACCAATAGAAGTAAAAGAAGAAGTCAATTTTGTAAATGATGCAATTACACACTTAGATGACAAAAAGAAAAAAGTTGACATCAAAGAAGAAATAACTGATATTACAACTTTACGAAAAGAGTTTGATAATTTTAGATCATTTGTTGGCCAACAACTCGCCTCTTCTCAAATGTCTGGTGCTGGTAGTGGTGAAGTACGATTAGAGTTTTTAGATGATGTACAAAGAACTACTGCAAAAGTTGATGGTAAATTTTTAAAGTATAGTTCTTCTGCTGGTCAATTTATTGGTGCAGATAGTGTTAGTGATGAAACTCTTCAAGATATCGTTGGTAATATGGTTAGTAGTAATACTGAGAGTGGTATTACTGTAACTTATCAAGATGCAGACGGCACACTAGATTTCACCATTGGAACTCTCAATCAAGATACAACTGGAAATGCAGCCACAGCAACTGCACTAGAAACTGGAAGAACAATCAACGGAACAAGTTTTGATGGAACTGCAAATATCACAGTTACATCATCTGCTGGAACTTTGACAGGAAACACACTTAACTCTGGTGTCACTGCATCAAGTCTTACCTCAGTTGGAACTCTTACATCACTTACAGTCGATAATGTTTCAATGAATGGTGCAACAATAGGTCATACAGATGACACAGACTTAATAACTCTATCGGACGGTGCTGTCACAATTGCTGGTAATCTGACGGTATCTGGAACTACAACTACAGTCAATCAAACAATCGTAAATGTAACAGATGCATTTGTATTTGAAGGTGCAAACGCAGACGCACATGAAACAACATTCAGAGTTGATGAACCAACTGCTGATAGAAAAACATCACTACAGGATAAAACAGGAACTATCGCATTACTATCTGGTTTTAAATTAAATGCAACTGATGGTTCTGCAAGTAATGATGGAGACTTTCTTGTATTAAATACATCAGCTGACGAAAACGATAGACTATTATTTGAAGATGGAACAACAGACCCATTATCAGTTTTAGCTTCTCATGGTATTACATTAGTAGGTCAAGGTTGGAATGCTTTCCAATTTGATAATACCTAAATAGTAGACAAAGGAAAAAATAATGGCTATACCTACAACAAAAGCAACATTTAAAAGTTATTGTCTTCGTGCATTAGGTTTTGGTGTGATTGATATTAACGTATCAGATGACCAAGCAGATGATCGTATAGACGAAGCACTACAATATTTTGCACAATATCATTATGATGGTATTGAAAAAATGTATTTAAAATATCAAGTAACTGCAGCCGATATTACACGAGCAGCAACCAATACAACCACAACTGCAACAGATACAATAGATAGCACTGTAACTGCATCTTTTGGTGAGGGTAATGGATTTATTCCTATGCCGCCTGCTGTCGTATCTGTTCTTAATATTTTTCCATTTGATGATCAAGCGACAAACAATATGTTTGACATAAGATATCAATTAAGACTTAATGATTTATATGACTTTAGTTCTACATCAATAATTCAGTATCAAATGACAATGCAACACTTAGACTATCTCTCACATATTCTTGTTGGAGAAAAACCTGTTCGTTTTAATCAACATCAAAATCGTTTATATATTGATATGGATTGGTCAAATGATATTTCTGTTGGTGAATATTTAATTATTGAGTGTTATCGTAAAATTGATCCAGCATCATACACAGACATTTTTGATGACATATACTTGAAACGATATGCAACTGCTCTTATTAAACGACAATGGGGTGCAAATCTTTCTAAGTTTTCTGGAGTTGCAATGTTAGGTGGAGTAACTATGAATGGTGAGACTATCTATACACAAGCACAAGAAGAGTTAGAAAGACTAGAAGAGCAAATTCAATTATCATTTGAGACACCAATTGATTATATGGTAGGATAACGATATGGCTGTCAACACCGCATTTCATACTAGTAACTTACACTCAATAGCAGCTGAAAGAAGTCTATATCAAGACTTACTCAAAGAAGCAATACAGATATATGGACATGATGTTTATTATGTTAATCGTACTACTGTTGCCATAGATAATGTTTTAGGTGAAGATTCTATTTCACAATTTACTAGACAACATCCAATTGAAATGTATGTAGAAGATGCTGAAGGATTTGGTGGTGATAAAGAAATAATTACACAATTTGGTTTAGAGAATCGTAACGAGATTACTTTTGTTGTTTCTAAAGAACGCTTCCAAGAAATGGATAGTCAGATAACATTAGAAGATGAAACAGATACTACTGGTGGTTCTATTCTTTTAGAAGCTGGTAGTGTAAGTCAATCTTCTAATTCATCAATCTTAACAACTGTTGAGGGAGATAGTTTTTATATACTTCAAGATACTGCAACGACAGACGCAGATCGTCCATTAGAGGGAGATTTAGTTTATCACCCTGTTCTTGCAAAAATGTTTGAAATTAATTTTGTAGACCATGATGAACCTTTCTATCAACTTGATAATAATCCAGTTTACAAATTAAGATGTAAACAGTATGAGTACAGTCAAGAAGCTATAGATACTGGTATTTCTACGATAGATGCAATTGAAACTGATTTAAGTCAAGATACTAGAGAACATCAATTTACTCTTGAACAATCTTCTGCTGTAAATGAAAATGTTTCAATCCAACATTCTATTGGTAATTTTGGATTATTATTAGAAGAAACAGATGGAGATAATATAATTATGGAAGACGATTCTTCTTCTGTAGGAACAAATATACTTCTTGAAAATGCAGCAGATTCTGGTGACTCATCATACTTAATTCAAGAAACCTATATAGTAGGTGATGGTGTAACTGATAAAAAATCACAAAATGAATTATTTGATACTCTTGATGATACAGTATTAGATTTTTCTGAAAATAACCCATTCGGTGATGCTGGGAGTTTATAAGAATGAATAAGGAGAATATATAATGTTAGGTCAACAATTTTACCATGAAACAATAAGAAACGTCATTGTTGCGTTTGGTACTATGTTTAATAATGTTCAGATTGTTCGTAAAAACAATTCTGGAGAAGTAATACAAGCAATGAAAGTCCCTCTTGCGTATGGGCCTCAACAAAAGTTTTTGACTCGTTTAGATCAAGATCCATCTGTATCAGCTGCAACATCAATTACATTACCAAGACTTGGTTTTGAAATTGGTGCATTGACATATGATTCTACTAGAAAATTAAATCGTGTTCAAAAATTTAAAAAAGTTAAATCTTCTAGTTCAAATGCAAATAAACTTGATACACAGTTTATGCCAGTTCCATATAACTTAGAAATTACTTTATATGCAATGGCAAAGAACTCTGATGATGCACTACAAATTGTAGAACAAATTCTTCCATATTTTCAGCCAGACTATACATTAACTATTAATGATATGGCAGACATGGGTATCAAAAGAGATGTTCCTATTATTTTAAATAGTGTTGATTACGAAGATAATTATCAAGGTGACTTTGATGCAAGACGAGCGATTATATATACCTTTAGTTTTACAACTAAGTTTTATTTGTATGGCCCAATTACTTCCTCAAGTGTTATCAAAACTGTTTCAGTCGATCAATACTCAGATATGCCTGCGGTTACTCCAACAAGAGAACAAAGATATACAGTAACCCCTGCTCCAGCAACTGCTGATGCTGATGATGATTTTGGATTTAATGAAACAACATCATTCTTTACAGATGCAAAAAATTATGACCCCGAAACTGATACGGATGTCAGAAAAGGTGGTTAGTTCTTATGAGCAGTGTAACTAATTTAGTAGATGAAGCTTTGGGTATATTAGATCCTGTGGAAGCCGCATTTAAAGAATCGGAAGAAACTCCTTCTAAAGTGCCTACGGTGATTACACCAGCTTCTTCTGAAGACGATATTGATAATGATTATAAGTATCAAAGAGAAAATCTTTATAGTCTAATTGAACGTGGTCAAGATGCTATTGATGGTATTTTAGAACTTGCAAAAGAAGGTGAGCATCCACGAGCATATGAGGTTGCACTTAATGGTATTAAGCAAGTAGCTGATGTTACAGAGAAACTCGCTGATTTACAAGATAAAATGAAAAAACTCAAAGAAGTACCTGGCAGTAATGCACCAAAGAGTGTTACTAATGCATTGTTTGTTGGTTCTACTGCTGAATTACAAAAAATGTTAAAAGGCAAAGATGATGGTTGAAGCTACCTATCTAGGTAATCCAAATCTTAAAAAAGCAAACGTATCTCAAGAATGGACTAAAGAAGAACTTGTTGAGTATAAAAGATGTATGGACGATCCATTACACTTTATTCAAAATTATGTAAAAATTGTTTCTCTTGATGAAGGTTTAGTTCCTTTCAAAATGTATTCCTTTCAAAAAGAAATGGTAGGAACATTTCATAGTAATCGTTTTACTATATGTAAACTACCAAGACAGTCTGGTAAATCCACTGTTATGATATCATATTTGTTACATTATGCATTATTTAACCCAAGTGTTAATATTGCTATTCTTGCAAACAAAGCTGCAACTGCTAGAGACTTGTTGAGTAGATTACAACTTGCATATGAACACTTACCAAAATGGTTACAACAAGGAGTCATGTCATGGAATAAAGGTTCTTTGGAATTAGAGAATGGCTCAAAAATTCTTGCATCATCCACATCAGCATCTGCGGTTCGTGGTGGGTCTTACAACATTATTTTTCTTGACGAGTTTGCTTACGTTCCAAGTAATGTTGCAGAACAATTTTTTAGTTCTGTGTATCCTACTATTTCATCTGGTAAAACAACAAAAGTAATGATTGTTTCTACACCTCATGGTATGAATATGTTCTATAAACTCTGGACAGATGCAGAGAACCAAAGAAATACATATATTCCTATTGAAGTACATTGGAGTGAAGTGCCTGGCCGTGATGAAGCTTGGAAAAAAGAAACCATTAAGAATACAAGTGAACAACAATTTAATACAGAATTTGAGTGTGAGTTTCTTGGATCTATTGATACTCTCATATCACCCAATAAATTAAGAACTCTTGCATATAAAAATCCTTTACAGTCTAATGCTGGACTCGATGTTTATGAACAACCAAAGGAGGGTAATACATACCTTTTAACTGCTGACGTGTCCAGAGGGGTCGCTAACGACTACTCAGCGTACATTGTGTTCGATGTTTCCCAAGTTCCTTATCGTATTGTTGCAAAGTATAGAGACAACGAAGTTAAACCACTTATCTTTCCACAAAAGATACATCAGGTTGCAAAGGCATATAATACTGCATTTGTTCTTGTAGAAGTAAATGATATTGGTGAACAGGTTGCAAACTCTATGCACTATGATATGGAATATGACAATATGATTATGGCATCTATGCGTGGGCGTGCTGGTCAAATACTTGGTGGTGGTTTTTCTGGAGGTAGAGCTCAGTTAGGTGTGAGAACAACAAAAGCAGTTAAAAAGATTGGTTGTTCCAATCTAAAACAATTAATTGAAGACAATAAGTTAATCGTAGAAGATTATGATGCAATCAATGAACTATCTACATTTATTGTTAAAGGATCATCTTTTGAAGCAGACGATGGTTGTAATGATGATTTGGTTGCGTGTATGTTTATATTTGGTTGGTGTACAGATCAAACATATTTCAAAGAACTTACAAACAACGATATACGAGAACAGATGTATAGAGAAAATCAAGATCAATTAGAACAAGATATGGCTCCATTTGGATTTGTAGTGAATGGTTTAGAGGATGAAAATATTGGTGAAATTGTTGATGAGTATGGAACAAGATGGAGTCCAATAGTAAGACAATATGATACTAATTGGTAATGAGAAGAGGAAAGAGACAAAGAATATCTTGGGACGATATAGAATCACCTTGTGTTAAAATCTGTAAAATTATAGATAATAATTGTATAGGTTGCTATCGTACAGCTGAAGAAATAAGTGAATGGGTTTGGTTAACGCCAGAAAGAAGAACAGAGATAATTAAAGAAATTCAATTAAATCGTTGTCCAACTTGATCCAACAATTAGAACAAACTACTTTACATTCATTCATTAATTTATGCACTTCTTTTCTACTTTCGTCATTAGTACCAACACGTTTTGCAATCTTACGAATTTCTACATCATGGGGGTATAATTTTAAACAAACGGTTTCGCTTTCACCACAATGAGTGCAAGATTGATCACCAAGATGATTGTTTAACCATGCAACCCTTTTGCGATAATTTCTACGAGCTACCTTTTTTATTGTCTCTTTATATTTTTCATAGTGTGTTTTCATACGTTTATTTATAAGTTTTGAGTCATATAAAAACCAGTTTTTAGAAACTTCATTTTTATAAATACTTTAGATAACAAAGACTAAAAAGACTTCCTAAGTCTACTACTAGTTAAAGGAGCAAAAAATCATGGCATTTTTAGTATCTCCTGGCGTACAGGTTAAAGAAATTGATTTAACCAATGTAGTGCCAGCTGTTGCCACCTCAATAGGTGCTATCGGGGGAGCCTTTGAAAAGGGGCCTGTATCTTCCGTTACTAATATTTCCTCAGAAGAAGAATTAGTAAAAATATTTGGTAAACCAAAGGGAACTGGAAATCAGTTTGAAACCTTTTTTACCGCTGCAAATTTCTTGCAGTACTCAGATTCACTACAAGTTGTCAGAGCAGAATCAGCAATTTTAAATGCTGGTGCAAACTCTGGAATACTTATTCGTGATGATGATCATTATGAAGCAAGTTTTTCAACAGGACAAGGTTCTCATGGAGAATGGGCTGCAAGAACTGCTGGAACACATGGTAACTCAATCGGTGTTGAAATCTGTGCGACAGCAACAGCATACGAACAAGAGTTAGGTTCAAGCTATCAAACAGTTGGTGAAGACGCTGTTGGTGCAACATCAATTAAAGTTGATGACGTTGATGCATCTGGTAACGCATTTAATGTTGGAGATTTAATCTCTTTCTTCTCAGACTCAGGACATGACACACCAGTTGATGATTATAACGAATACGAAGTAACTGCAATTGACACAAGTGATAATGATTTAACTATTCGTTTAAAAGATGATCCAAATGGTGCTGGAGTTCAAAATATTATTCCAGATAACTCATTCATCAAAAGACGTTGGAAGTTCTATGACTTATTTGATGGTGCGCCTGGCACATCACAATGGGCAACAGACAATGGTCGTGGTTCTGGTGATGAAATGCACGTTGTTGTTTATGACACAACTGGTGACATTACTGGGTTTATTGCAACTGCAGCTGGTGGAAGAACTGCTGGTGTTATAGAAATATTTGGAAATATGTCAAAAAATCCTAACGGAAAAACAGCACAAGGTGGATCAAACTATTACGCAGATGTTATTTTTACTTCATCTGAATTTATTTACTGGACAGATCATATTTCTGCTGGTTCTAACTGGGGTACAGATACAACAACTACATATACTTCAGTTATTCCAATAACTATTGATGCACTAACTGGGGGAACAGACGACTATTCTGTAACAGCTGGTGAAATGGAACTTGCATATGATAAATTTGCAGATGCAGAAGGATTAGATATAAATCTAGTTTTAGGTGGTTCTTCAAGTATAACAACTGATAGTGCAGCTGGACAAGACACATATGTAACAATGATTACTTCTCTTGTAGAAACTCGTAAAGATTGTGTAGGATTTGTTTCTCCATATCGTTCTGCGACAGTAGGTGTTGCACTTTCTTCAACTGCAACAGAAAATGTTAAAACTGCATTTGATTTATGTCCAAGTTCATCTTACATGGTATTCGATAGTGGATACAAATATATGTATGACAAATATGCTGATGTTTATCGACACGTTCCTTTGAATGGTGACACTGCTGGTTTATGTGCAAATACAGATAATGTAGCAGATGCATGGTTCTCACCAGCTGGATACAATCGTGGTAGAGTTCGGGGTGCAATAAAACTATCTCTTAATCCAACTAAGGCAGAAAGAGATATTCTTTATCGTGCAAGAGTTAACCCAGTTGTTAACTTTCCTGGCCAAGGCGTAACACTCTTTGGTGATAAGACTGCATTATCAAAACCAAGTGCATTTGACCGAATTAACGTCAGACGATTATTCTTGGTTCTTGAAAAAGCAATCGCAACTGCTGCTAAGTTCCAACTCTTTGAGTTTAACGATGAGTTTACAAGAGCACAATTTAGGAACTTAATTGAACCATTCTTACGAGAAGTTCAAGGTCGAAGGGGTATAACAGACTTTACAGTAAAGGCTGATGCTTCTAATAATACTGGTGATGTCATAGACAGAAACGAGTTTATTGCAGACATCTTTATTAAACCAAATCGCTCTATTAACTTTATTACTCTAAACTTCATTGCCGCAAGAACGGGCGTTGCGTTTAGTGAGATAGGAGGTTAACATGGCTAATATAGACGACTTCAAAGCAAACTTAATCGGTGGTGGTGCAAGAGCTAACCAATATAGGGTAACTGTTACTCCGCCAGTTGGTATCGCAATAGGACTTGATGTTCGTAGAACATCATTTCTAGTTACTGCTTCAAATCTGCCTGCATCAACTCTAGGTGAAATACCAATTCCATTTAGAGGTAGAAACATTTATGTATCTGGTGATAGACCAGCACCTGAGACATGGAGTACAACATTCTACAATGACACAGACTTTATGATTAGAAATGCAATGGAAAGATGGCATAATGGTATTAATGATTTTGCAGAGAATACTGGGGTAATTAACCCATCTGCATATCAAACTGATTTAACTGTAGAACAGTTAGACAGAGATGATACTGTTCTGAAAAGTTATATCTTTAGAAATGCTTATCCATTGACAATTGCTGCAATTGAATTATCAAATGCAGAAGCTGGAGACATTGAATCATTTGAGGTTTCATGGAGATATCAACACTTTGAACCTTCAGGCGTAAGTTTCTAACCTACTAAATAAGACATACTAGTAGGAGATATTATGGCTGAACTTTTTGGTTTTAAGTTTGAACGTACCAAAAACAGCGATTCTCAAGACAAATTTACTGAACCTAGTTCAGATGATGGGACTCTTGAGGTCGCTGGTGGTGGTTTTTACGGACAACTTTTAGACACAGACGGTAGAGAACGAACCGAGGCAGACTTGATTCGTAGATACCGTGATATTGCACAACAACCAGAGTGCGATAGTGCGATTGAAGATATTATAAATGAAGGTATCGTTTCTAATGAACGAGATCAAGCTGTCGATATTGTACTCGACAGAATCATGTACACAAAGAAAATTAAAGACAGAATCAGAGAAGAGTTTGATACTGTATTACAACTTCTTGATTTTGAAACTAAAGGTCACGACATCTTTAGACGTTGGTATGTAGATGGAAGACTCTACTATCACAAAGTTATTGATCAGAAAAATCCAAGACAAGGGATTCAAGAGCTCAGGTATATTGAGCCAGGCAAAATTCGTAAAGTAAAAGAAACTGAAAGAAAAATTAAGCCAGGCACCAATGTAGAACAGGTTAATACTAAAAAAGAATATTATTTGTATAATACAAAAGGTTTAAAGTCTGGCACTACTGAAGGTATTAAGATTTCTCCAGATAGTGTTACTTATGTTCCAAGTGGTTTAATTGATCAAAATAAAGGTCATGTACTTTCATACCTACATAAAGCAATAAAACCTGTAAATCAACTTAGAATGATTGAAGATGCACTTGTTATCTATCGTATATCAAGAGCACCAGAAAGACGTATATTCTATATTGATGTAGGTAACTTACCTAAAATTAAAGCAGAACAATACCTCAAAGATGTTATGAGTAGATATCGTAACAAATTGGTATATGATGCATCTACTGGCGAAATCAGAGATGATAGAAATCATATGTCAATGTTAGAGGATTTCTGGTTGCCACGAAGAGAAGGTGGTAGAGGTACAGAAATTACTACTTTGCCAGGCGGCTCAAACCTTGGTGAAATAGATGATATTCAGTATTTTAAAAACAAACTATTCCGTTCATTGAATGTTCCTGTTTCTCGTATGGAAGCAGAATCTGGTTTTAGTTTAGGTCGTTCAACAGAAATTACAAGAGATGAACTTAAATTTACAAAGTTTGTTCAAAGGCTTCGTAAGAAGTTTGTACCATTATTTACAGATATTCTTAAAACACAACTTATTCTTAAAGGTGTGATTACTTTAGAAGATTGGACAAAACTAAAACAACATATTCAGTATGATTTCTTGCAAGACGGGCATTTTGCAGAACTCAAGAAAGCTGAGTTGATGGAAGATAGAATTAATGCATTAGGAAGTATTGAATCATACATTGGCACATTCTTTAGTAAAGAATGGGTACAGAAAAACGTACTAAATCTCAATGAGGGTGAAATCGAAGATATGCAGAAACAAATGAATAGAGAAGCTGGAATTGACCCAGAAGACGGTGGAGTTGATATTCCAGATGGTTCTGATGGTATAACAAGATACCCATCTCAAGATGGTAATGTAATCCCAGCAGATGATATTGAAAAATATGATGACGACTATGAACCACCAGAAAAAAATGGAGATAAACAATGAGTGCAGAAGAATTTGTAAATGCATTAACTAATAAAGACAATTTAGGAGCAGAAGACGCTTTTAAAACAGCAATGTCACAAAGGATTGGTGACGCATTAGAAACAAAAAGAAAAGAAGTGGCTGGTAGTATGATCAAACAACATATACCAGATACAGAGGAAAAAGAAGAGAGTTAATGAAAACTTTTAAAGAGTTTAGAGAAGTAGATGAATATGTACAATTTGCTCCTGCAGCTGCAGCTGGTGCTGCGGCAGTGGCTAAAGGGTTGTCTAAAATTAATCCTTCAACTATAGGAAGCACAGCATCAACTGTTGTTGATAAAGTACGTTCTACTGCTTCTAAACTCAAAAAAAGTTTAAGTAGAGCAAACGTAAATAAAAATAAAGTAAGAAGAAATGAAGATAAAAAAACTTTAACACAGTTATATAAACCTTTTCAAGAAAAAGATGAACACAAACAGTCTAAGTCTTATAAGAAACTTTCTCCTAAGATGAAGAGTGCTGTTGATGAAATATTTGCAAAAATGGATGCTAAACCTTCAGATTTCCTAAATACTTTTGAAAAAACAATTAAAGAGATATCTAAAAAATATAAGGTGCCAGAGAAGCAACTTATGGGGTATTTTGAAAAAGAAATGTTAGCATTTTAAGGAGTTAAATAATGGCTTTTACAACAAGAACATTGAGGGACACCATAGTTGGAACTACTGGTAATGGTGGTACAGTTACTATTCTAGTTAATATAGAAGATGATACTACTGCAAACAATGCTATTTTAGATGCATCTGCACTAGACGGACACGCCAATGGTGCTAAATTACACATCAATAGAATTTGGTGGGGATTAACACAAGGTAGTGCTGATGACGATACTGGTCATGTAGACATTCAAGAAAAGGGTTCATCTACTGACATAGTTGCAATTAGACTTGCTGGTACAGGACATTATGATGGTTCTGCTGGTAAGATTGCATCTTCTGCAACAAATGCAACTGCATCATCTGGTGATCACGAAATGACTTGTTTTGGTACATCTGGATTTGTAATGATCGAATTTAAAAAAGACGAAAACTATACTGCATAGAGGATAGGATTATGGGATACACATTAAAGTTAATATCAGAACATATAGAGCAAGATACTGATTACTTAATCGAAGAAAAAGATGGTAAAAAAGAGTATAAGATCAAAGGTATCTTTATGCAAGCAGATATCAAAAACCGTAATGGTCGTATCTATCCTATGGAAATTCTGAATAAAGAAGTAAAACGGTATAATAAAGAATACATCAACGAGAAACGTGCATTTGGAGAACTGGGACACCCAGACGGGCCAACTGTTAATCTTGAGAGAGCATCTCATATGATTACTGCACTTTATCCTGATGGAAAGAACTACATTGGTGAAGCAAAAATTCTTGGTACACCAATGGGAGAAATTGTAAAAAATCTGATGGACGAAGGCGCTAAGCTGGGTGTTTCATCTAGAGGTATGGGGAGTTTGGACTCTAAAAACGGTGCAAACTATGTGAGAAACGACTTTTATTTGGCGACAGCAGCAGACATTGTTGCAGACCCTTCAGCACCTAATGCTTTCGTAGAAGGTATTATGGAAGGTAAAGAATGGATCTGGAACAACGGTTTAATTAAAGAAGCTGAGATAGCGGAAATGAAAGGTAACATAGAAGAAAATGCAAGGACAGATAATTCCAAAGCCAACGCTTTAGAGTTTGCAAAGTTTCTTCAAAAGTTATAATTTTATAAATAAATGTAATACTACGAAAAGGAGTAATCCCCATGGCAAATGAATTAGATAAAACCATTGAGGAATTAGAAGCGGAAGTGCTTGGTGAACTAGAAGAAGCCAATGGACAGGACGCTCCTAAGAAGTCAGCTGCGCCAGCAGACAAGATTGACACCTCAAAATCCGACTACGAAGATACAGGTAAGGCTGTCGTAGATCCTGAGCAAAAAGACTCACCAGCAAAGAAAATCGCTTCTAAAGCGAAAGAAGTTGGCGGTGATGCACAGCAAAAGGGTGAAGGAAAGCCAGATAAAATGGCTAAGATTAAAGAAGACGCAAATGGCGACGAGTCTGATGAAGACGAAGCACCAGTTGAAGAAATGCCCAAAACTAAAGATGCAATGATTAATGCAATGTATGAAAAGATGAAAGGCATGAAAGCTGGAGAGCTTAAAGCCGCTTACGGTAATATCAAAATGGCAATGGACGCCCCAGACGAAGAATCAGATGAGGATAAAGCAAAATCTGAAGCTGTTGAAGCCCGTATGAAGTCTATTGATGTCGCAGAACACGTTGAAGCTCTACTAACTGGAGAGGGCGACCTTTCTGAAGAGTTTAAAACGAAAGCAGCTACTGTATTCGAGGCTGCAGTAAAATCTAAAGTACGTTCAGAAGTAGAACGTATGGAAGAAGAATACAGCACAGAACTGGAAGGTAATATAACCGCAACAAAAGAAGAGTTGACTGAAAAAGTTGACACATATCTAAACTATGTTGTTGAAGAATGGATGAAGGAAAATGAGCTTGCAGTTGAAAGAGGACTTAAAGGCGAAATCGCAGAAGATTTCATCTCAGGTCTGAAACAATTGTTTGAAGATCATTATGTTGATGTTCCAGATGAAAAGTACGATGTACTTGAAGCACAATCTGAAAAGATTTCTGAATTAGAAGGTAAGATTAATGAAATGATGGAAGCTTCCATGAATTTAAAATCTGAAAATGCCGAACTAGTTAAAGAGCAAGTAATGTCAGAAGTATCTTCTGATCTTGCAGAAACAGAAATTGAAAAGTTTAAGTCACTAGTGGAAGATGTAGATTACTCTGATGAGGCATCTTATCGTGAAAAATTGGGTACACTAAAGGAAAGTTATTTTCCTAAAAGTGCTCCAGTTGTGACTGAATCTATAGATGATGTAGAATCTGGCACCGCACAGGACGTTGATACGTCTGGTTCAATGGCAGCTTATATGTCTGCTATTGGTCGAACTGTCAATAGTGCAAAATAACTTAATATTATAAATAGTAGAAAATAAAAGGAGAAACAAATGTTTCAAACAGAACATCTACAAGAAAAGTGGTCGCCAGTCCTTCAGCACCCTGATCTTCCAGAGATCAAGGACAGCTACAAGCGGGCAGTCACCACAATCATCTTGGAAAACCAAGAAAAAGCTCTAAAAGAAGACAAACAGTTTATGACAGAGGGAACTCCAACTTCATTCGTTGGTGGTAACGCTGCACTAGACACATGGGATCCAATCCTTATTTCTCTAGTAAGACGTTCTATGCCTAACCTCATTGCATATGATATCTGTGGCGTACAGCCAATGACAGGCCCAACAGGACTTATCTTTGCTATGCGTGCTCGTGGACTATCAATGGACGGTGCAGAAGCTCTTGCTGACGAACCATCAATGTTGTCTAACCAAGACGCTGGATCAGATACAGGTGGTGGAGACATCTCAGGTACTAATCCTTCAGTTCTTAACGACTCACCAGTAGGTACATATACAACTGCAACAGGTATGACCACAGTTCAAGGTGAAGCTTTAGGTGATACTACAACTAATGCTTTCGCAGAAATGGCGTTCTCAATTGAGAAGCACACAGTTACAGCAGTAACACGTGCTCTTAAAGCTGAGTACACTATGGAACTTGCTCAAGACCTTAAAGCAATCCACGGATTAGACGCAGAAACAGAATTGGCAAACATACTGTCAACTGAAATTCTTGCAGAAATTAACCGTGAAGTTGTTCGTAACATCTACGTTTCAGCTGTTAAAGGTGCTCAAGCAAATACTACAACTGCTGGTATCTTTGACCTTGACACAGACTCAAATGGTCGTTGGTCAGTTGAGAAGTTTAAAGGCCTAATGTTTGCAATCGAAAGAGATGCAAATGCTATCGGTCAACAAACTCGTAGAGGTAAAGGTAACATGATCCTTTGTTCTGCTGACGTTGCGTCTGCACTACAAATGGCTGGTGTTCTTGATTACACTCCTGCTCTTAACAACAACTTGAATGTAGACGACACATCTGCTACATTCGCTGGTGTTATGAATGGTCGTTACCGTGTGTACGTTGACCCATATTCAGCAAACGTAGCTGCTGCTCAGTACTATGTTGTTGGATACAAAGGTACATCACCTTACGATGCTGGTATGTTCTACTGCCCATACGTTCCGTTACAAATGGTTCGTGCGGTTGGTGAAAATACTTTCCAACCAAAAATCGGGTTTAAAACTCGTTACGGTATTGCTGCTAATCCATTCCACACTGGAACAGTTGCAGCTGCTGCTGACGGAGCAATCTCCATCAGTTCTGCTACCAACAAATATTACAGAAAAGTTAAAGTTTCTAACCTTATGTAATAATAATAGTTGGTCTAACCAACTAATAAATAAAAACTTAGAGAGGGGATTTATTCCCCTCTTTTTTTTATTATAAATAGTATTATGACAACAGCAACTTCACCACTTAATAGACAACCAACTAAGTTAGATTATTCAAGTCCAACTCAGTTTAAGTTTACTATACATCAACTTCCAAAAGTTGAGTTCTTTACTACAGCTGCGGCTGTGCCTGGCATATCACTTAATAATCTAGAATTACCAACACCATTTAAGAATATACCAGTTATAGGTGACAAACTTACATTTGAAGACCTTACAGTTTCTTTTATAGTAGACGAATACTTAGAAAATTATATTACAATTCACAATTGGATGTTAGGTATTGGTTTTCCAAAAGATAGAACACAGTTTACATCTTTCAGAAATTCTACATCAAATACCCCAAATTCTGCAGCTGGTGGTAATAATGATATTGGTATTGTAGGCAATCCTACAGATGATAATGCATTTTATTCTGATGCAACACTTACCATTTTATCAAATAAAAATAATCCATTAGTTGAAGTTCGATACCAAGATATGTTTCCAACATCTTTAAGTGCGTTGGAATACAATCAGAATACATCTGATGTTGAATATATAACAGCAGACATAAATTTTAAATATAAATTATACGAGATGCATACATTATAATGGAGTGATAATGACCCTTGATGAATTAAAAGCTCAAGTTCAACAAGACTTGAGTGTTGATAATGAACACTTAGATACAGAATCCCTAAAAAATCAAGAAATAAAAGCAAAATACTTAGATTACAAAACTAGGTATGAGCTTCTTTTGTTTAAAGCAAAAGGAGATTATAAACGCTTGTATCGTGAAAAATGGGAATACTATGGTGGTAAGGCTGATGCAAAAATCTATATTAGTAAACCATTTGACCTTAAAGTATTAAAAACAGATTTGAGTGTATATATTACATCTGATGATGAAATAATAGATGCAGAAAATAAAATTGGTTATTTAGAAACTGTTGTAGATTACATTAAAGGTGTTATTAAGTCAGTTGATAATCGTGGTTGGGATATTAAAAATTCTATAGAATGGAAGAAATTTGAAGCAGGAGTAACATACTGATGAAAAAAGACCATAAAGTAACAGATTATATACAATACCAAAAAGGTATTGTTGATGATAAATTATGTTGGAGATTAACTAATAAACAGTTTGAATTTAAACCATCAGGCTATGCAACACACGATAGTGGTAAAGTAGTTAAAACAGATCGTGTGTTAATGGATGACGCATGGATAAAAAGTAATGATGAACTTTATGCAGATGTTAAAATATCATTTGAAAAGACTATAGAAAAATACAAAGAAGAGTTTCCATTGTTTAATGTAAGTCGATTAACAGATTTTCGTATTAACAGATACGGAGTCGGTGGTTTTATGTCAAATCATGTTGATAACATTCATCATAGTCATGGCCAACAATATGGATTTCCTCAAGCTACAATATTGTTATTTTTAAATGATGACTATGAAGGCGGTGAAATTATTATTGCAAATAAACAATTTGAACCAGAAAAAGGTTCTGCAATTATATTTCCCTCAAACTTTATGTATCCCCATGAAGTTTTAAAAGTTACTAAAGGTGATAGGTGGAGTATGGTTTGTTGGTTGATGTAAAAAAATATAAATGTTTTCCAACTGTCATTGGAGAATTTAAATATGCAATGCCTTCTGTTTGTGAGGATCTTGTAAAATTTAAGAGGTCTGATATTTTTAGCCAGACCGAAGATGATATTCATTTGTTGTCAGAATTTAAATCATTTAAAGATACTGTTCTAAATGCAACTGACAAATACTTAAAAGACTTAGAATATATATACGATAGTTTAGAAATTACAGGTATGTGGGCAAATGCAATGCATGGTGGTGAAACACACGCACCACACACTCATTCAAACAATCTTATGTCAGGAGTATATTATTTAAAAGCATCCAAAGATACTGCACCAATTCAGTTTTTTGATCCAAGAGCTCAAGCTCACATACTATCTCCAAGAAAAAAATATAATTGGGACAACTCTAATATGATTCAGTTTAATTCAGTAAAGGGTGTAGGATTATTGTTTCCTTCTTGGTTACAACATTGGGTGCCGAATAATAAAGATGACAGAATAAGTATATCATGGAATATAATTGCTAGAGGCGATTATGGTGAACCAAAGTCTTTACAAAATGCAAATATCTAAAGTCAACGAAGTATATCTACAATTAGAAGTTGACGATAGTTTAGAAAGAGAACTTTCAGACTATTTTACCTTTGAAGTGCCTGGCGCTAAGTTTATGCCACAATATCGTAATAAAATGTGGGACGGTAAGATACGTTTATTCTCTCCACATAATGGTAGAATATATGTGGGGTTGCTACCTTATATAAAAGAATTTTGTTTAAGAAACTCTATTGACTATATAATAGATAAAGGAGTAGAAGATGTCAGGAATGTTGTTCGTGAGAGCGTTGGAGATTTCGCAACCTCCTTACGTCCCACCTCGCAAGGAAAACCAATTGAATTTCGTGATTATCAAATTGATGCAATCCATCATGCTATATCAACAAATAGGGCTCTTCTTGTTTCTCCTACTGCATCGGGTAAATCTCTAATAATATATACATTAGTCCGTTATTATCATATGATGGGACTGAAAACATTAATATTAGTTCCTACTACATCACTAGTTGAACAAATGTATTCTGACTTTATTGATTATGGTTGGAAAGATGAGTTTATTCATAGAGTATATGCAGGCCGTGATAAAGGTTCTAAGAAACCAATTGTAATCTCAACATGGCAATCAGTGTATAAACTTCATAGTCAATACTTTGCACAATATGGTTGTCTTATCGGTGATGAAGCTCATCTATTTAAAGCAAAATCTTTAACTGATATTATGACTAGAAGTAGAGATATAAAGTATAGATTTGGTTTGACAGGAACACTTGATGGTACACAGACACATCGTTTAGTTCTAGAAGGTTTATTTGGAAAAGTCAAGAAAATTATTACTACAAAAGAATTAATGGATAATGATACTCTTGCAAAACTAGATATTAATTGTATTGTTTTAAAACACTCAGATGAAGAAGCTAAAAGAATACGAACATATGCATATGCAGAAGAAATAAACTACATTGTTTCTCATGCAAAAAGAAACGAGTTTATAAAGAAGCTATGTAGTAATATTACAGGAAATACATTATGTTTATTTCAATTGGTTGACAAACATGGAGTTTTACTGTATAATGAAATAAAAAAGTTTGACAGAAAAGTATTCTTTGTATATGGTGGCACTGATACAGAAACAAGAGAAAAGATTCGTGCAATTACAGAAAATGAAAAGGATGCAATTATTATAGCTTCATATGGTACTTTTTCTACAGGCATAAATATTCGTAACATACATAATATTGTTTTTGCAAGTCCATCTAAAAGTAGAATACGAGTTTTGCAAAGTATAGGCCGAGGACTAAGACAAAGTAAAAATAAAGATAATGTAAAACTTTTTGATATATCTGATGATCTTACCTATAAGTCCAGAAGAAATTTTACACTAAGACACTTTTACGAAAGAATAAATATATACAATGACGAGCAATTTAATTACAAAATAGATAGGATAAAATTATGATCCCACAAGTTATAAAGCTTTCAAACGGTGAAAATATAATTTGTACTATTTCTGAAAGCGAAAATTCAGAACAGATTAAAGTAAATTCTCCTCTAAAAATGGATATCTTTAATAAGATTACAGAGAAGGGTGCAGTAGAATCTTTAGGTCTGTCAAGATGGATACAACCTTATTCTGATGAACCATTCTTTAAAATACAAAAAAGTTCTGTTGTTATAATTACACCAGCTTCTGAAGGATTATGTAGATATTATGAGCACGTTGTACACACTATAGGCAATATGATACTAAAAGAAGATAAAGATGAGGCCTTCAGACCAACAAAAGAAGAACTTGATATGATTGAAGAAGAAGAGCATTTTGAAGAGATGGAAGAATTTCTAGAGATGTTTGAATCAGATACAATACATTAATATTATTCTGAAGAAGGTACAAGACCTATTATACACATAACAACGAGCCTTGTCAACCCCTAAAATAAATAAATTATATCAAATTAACTCTTGACATTACTGCAAATTTAGTGTAGTATAGAAGAAATAAATCAAGAAATTGTAGGAGATATAATGGCATATAAGTCAGATCAACAAGGTAAAATTTTAGAACAGTATGTTCGTTTTGTAGATACAGTCAGTAGTGATCCAACCAAAGATACCGACAATATGGTTGAATGTATTGGTATTATGGAAGAACAAGGTGTAAATGTATCTAGGCTTCTTACTGCTTCGATAGGACTATCTGGTGAAGTTGGTGAGTTTAATGATATTGTAAAGAAGGTTTTGTTTCAAGGTAAAGAGGTTGATGAGGATACAATTCGACATCTACGATCTGAATTAGGAGATATTTGTTGGTACATGGCACAAGCCTGTATGGCACTTAATACTTCTTTTGAAGAAGTAATAGATATGAATATCGCAAAGTTATCTGATCGTTATCCAGGCGGCTTCGATGCATTGCGTTCTGCAAGTAGAAAAGAAGGTGACATATAAATGAATGATTTTTTAAAGAATGTTCTAAAGGATGTAGGAAATGAATATGCGGCACTAGTAAGTGACGGAGTTGAAGCTGGTGATGTAGAAAACTTTATTGACTCTGGAAGCTACATATTTAATGCTCTACTGAGTGGTAGTATCTATGGTGGACTACCATCAAACAAAATTACTGCAATTGCTGGTGAAAGTGCAACAGGTAAGACTTTCTTTATCATGGGAATGGTAAAAAACTTCTTAGATGCAAATCCAGATGCTGGTGTACTTTACTTTGAAAGTGAAAGTGCAATTACAAAATCAATGGTAGTTGAAAGAGGTATTGATCCCAATCGTATGGTTATTCTTCCTGTCACAACAGTACAAGAGTTTCGTACACAATCACTCAAGGTTTTAGATTCATATATGCAACAAAAAGAATCTGATCGTAAGCCTATGATGTTATGCCTTGATTCGTTAGGTATGTTATCCACTACTAAAGAAGTAGAAGATACTGCTGATGGTAAAGAGACAAGAGATATGACACGGGCTCAAGTTCTTAAAGCTGCATTTAGAGTGCTAACTTTGAAGCTGGGCAAAGCAAAAGTACCAATGATTGTCACGAATCACACATATGATTCGATGGGTTCTATGTTCCCAACAAAAGAAATGGGTGGTGGTTCTGGATTAAAATATGCAGCCTCATCTATTATATTCTTATCTAAGAAAAAAGATAAGGACGGTACAGAGGTTGTAGGTAATATTGTACATTGTAAAAACCATAAGTCACGATTAACTATTGAGAATAAGATGGTAGATGTGCGTCTGTCATATGAAAAAGGTCTTGATAAATACTATGGACTTATTGACCTTGCAGTCAAATATGGTATCTTTAAACAAGTATCTACTCGTATTGAACTACCAGATGGCAAAACTCAATTTGGTAAAACAATTATGAATGATCCAGAGACTTACTTTACAGAAGAAGTAATGAAACAACTAGATGATGCTGCTAATAAGGAATATAGATATGGCCCGAAAACCTAAGAAAAAAGGTGTTCATTATGTAGATAATAAAAAGTTCTTAGAAGCCATGAAAGATTGGAAAGAAGAATGTCTTGAAGCTGAAGAGATGGGTGAAGAAAAGCCTAGAATTTCAAACTACATAGGTGAATGTTTTCTTAAAATTGCAAATGGACTTTCTTTTAGACCAAACTTTATTAACTATACATACAAACAAGAAATGATTTCAGATGGCATTGAAAATTGTCTTCAATATATTCACAACTTCAATCCAGAGAAATCAAACAATCCTTTTGCATATTTTACCCAGATAATATATTATGCCTTTATTCGTAGGATTCAAAAAGAGAAAAAACAAACTCATGTAAAACATAGATTAATTGAAAAACAAGAGTTTATTCCTTGGGTTACAAATCCACATGATGATACTCCATACCAAGTTACTGGATTTGATATCAATGTAATGGTGCCTGATGAAGCAGTATATAAACCTAAGAAAAAAGAAACAAGTAAATCCCCAAAGGGTTTAGAAAATTTTATGGAAGTTGACGATTGAAGATAGCAATAATTAATGATACTCATTTTGGTGCAAGAAACGATAATGTAAATTTTAATGAGTACTTCTACCAGTTTTATGAAAAACAATTTTTCCCATACTTAAAAGAAAATAATATTACTCATTGTATTCATTTGGGTGATATTATGGACAGACGTAAATTTGTTTCATACCGAACAGCAAAAGATGTTCGTGAACGATTTATTAAACCATTTATAGAGATGGGTATTGAACTTCATGTTTTGATTGGTAATCACGATACATACTATAAAAACACGAATGATGTTAATTCTGTTATTGAACTTTTTGGTGACAGATATAAACAAATACACATTTATCCAGAGGCTGAAACTGTATCATTTGATGACACTCCAATAATGTTTGTACCTTGGATTAATAATCAAAATCATACAGAAACCTTAGTAAAGATTGAAGAAACAAATGCTCAAATTTGTATGGGCCATTTAGAGGTTGCTGGTTTTGCTATGAATAAAGGAATAATAAATGAACATGGAATTAGTAAAAGCATTTTTGGAAAGTTTGATACTGTTTTCTCTGGTCATTTTCACCATAAGTCCGATGACGGCCACATTTTTTATCTGGGAGCTCCGTATGAATTTTATTGGAATGACTGTGATGATAGAAAAGGATTTCATGTTTTTGATACGGAAACAAGGGAACTTGAAAGGATAGAAAATCCACTTACTATTCATAGCAAGATTTATTATGATGATACACAAAATGATTATATAAAATATGATGTAACACAACATAAAAATAATTATGTTAAAGTTATTGTTGTGAATAAGAAAGATTTGTATCAATTTGACCAGTTTATTGATAGAATATTAAAAGCAGACTGTCACGAAGTTAAAATTATAGAAGATTTTTCTGATTTAGATGCAAATACTGTGTCTGATGATATAGTAGAAAATACACAAGATACAATGACATTACTTGGTAAGTATATTGAGGAGCTGGATACTACTTTGGATAAGGGAAGACTTATTAATTTACAACGACAATTATATACTGAGGCTCAAGACTTAGAACTATGATTAATTTTAAATATGTAAGGTGGAAAAACTTTCTTTCCACAGGCAACAACTTTACTGAAATACAATTAGACAATAGTCCTACTACACTTATTATTGGTGAGAATGGTGCTGGTAAATCCACAGTTCTTGATGCATTGTGTTTTGGTTTGTTTGGTAAACCATTTCGTAATATCAGCAAAAACCAAATGATAAACTCTATTAACAACTCAGCTGCAACAGTTGAGGTTGAATTTGAGATTGGAACAGTATACTACAAAGTGATACGTTCCATTAAACCAAATAAGTTTGAAATTTATCAAAATGGTAATATGTTAAACTTAGAAGCAAATGCTCGTGATTATCAAAAGATATTAGAACAACAGATTCTTAAACTAAACTATCGTTCTTTCACACAAGTGGTTATTCTTGGTAGTTCAACATTTGTACCTTTTATGCAATTAAAGGCTAGACACCGTAGAGAAGTTGTAGAAGAGATTTTAGATATTCAAATATTCTCTACTATGAATATGATACTAAAACAAAAGATTAAAACTATTATTGATGACATTAGAGATATTGAATATAAATATGATTTAACTACTGAAAAAGTAAGCTTTCAAGAAAATCATATATTGGACTTAAAAGAAAATAAAGAAAAAATTATTCAACAAAAACAAGAACTTATAGACAACAATGAAGAAGAAGTTTTTAGTAGAAAAAAAGAACGAGATGTTTTACAACTAAGTAATACAAATGCTCTTACTTCTATTGATGACAAAGTATCAGTAGAAACTAAAAGTACAAAACTAAAAGATATACAATCGACTCTTGTAGAAAAACATAAGACACACACTCACATGATAAAATTCTTTGAGGACAATACAGATTGTCCAACGTGTGAACAACACATTGATGAAGAATTTAAATCTTCTATGATTTTACACAAAGAAAAAGATGCGTCTGATCTTCAAGATGGTATGAAACAATTAAAGATTGAACTAGACAAAGTAAGTAATAGAAAAAAAGAAATCAAAACAATTACTGATGATATCAGAACAGGGCAAGTAGACATTGCAAAAATTGATTCATCAATTCTAGAACTAGAAAAGTTTAATACACAATTAAAAACAGAAATAAAACAATTTCAAACCGATGGTGCTGTTGCTTCAGATACAGATAAACTAGACGAACTTAAAGCTGAAGCTCTACTTTATGAACAACAAAAAAACAAACTAAGAGAAGACAAAGTTTATGCAGAAGCTGCAAGGACTATGTTACAAGATACTGGTATCAAAACAAAGATTATTAAACAATATCTACCGATTATGAATAAACTGATTAACAAGTATCTTACATCAATGGAGTTCTATGTAAACTTTACATTAGATGAAAACTTTGAGGAAACTATCAAGTCACGATATCGTGATGAGTTTTCTTATGCATCATTTAGTGAGGGAGAGAAAATGCGAATTGACCTTGCACTACTCTTTACTTGGAGAGCCATTGCAAAGATGAAGAACTCTACAAATTGTAATCTACTTATGTTAGATGAGATATTTGATAGTTCATTAGATGGTACTGGAACAGATGAGTTTCTAAAGATACTGAATACACTGAGTGGAGAAAATGTGTTTGTAATTAGTCATAAACAAGATGCACTTGCTGACAAATTTAGAGACACAATTAGATTTGAAAAGATAAGGAATTTTAGTCATGTGGCAGTATAATGGGAAAACGTAGTGACTTTCAGAGAGTTGAACGTGACTTTTATCCAACGCCAAGTACAGCTGTTGAGCCCTTAATTCAACATTTACCTAAAAAACAATTTGCTTTTGCAGAACCTTGTGCAGGCGATGGTGCTTTAGTAAATTGTATTGAAACAATGACAGATGGTTGGTGTTCTTGGGCTAGTGATTTGGAGCCACAAACAAATAATATTTTAACTAGACATTTTAGAGAAATAAACATAGACGACTTATTTGAGGCAGATTATATAATTACAAATCCGCCATGGGACAGAAGTTTATTGCATCCAATGATAGAATATTTTACTGCTTTTAGACCTACTTGGTTATTGTTTGATGCAGATTGGATACATACTAAACAAAGTATTCCTTATATGGGAATGTTGAAAAAAATTGTAAGTATTGGTCGTGTAAAGTGGATAGAAAATAGTAAAAGTGTTGGTAAAGATAATTGTTGTTGGTATCTGTTTGATAGAATACAATCAAAGAACACTAAATTTTATGGGAGAATATAATGACTGTTGTAGGATTTTCTGAAGGTTTCCATGATGCAGCTATTTGTAAAATTAAAAATAGAAATATAATTCACGCATCTCATTCCGAGAGATATTCTAAAATCAAAAATGATAAGTGGTTACATAATGAACAATTATCTGTTTGTAATATGAAAGGTATGATAAACAATCGTACAGTAGCCTTTCATGAAAAAAGATGGTTAAAAAATACTAGAAGATTGTATTCGGGTAAACCTTGGAAAAATGATAACACTACTATAGAATATGATAAGTCTTTTCATCACCATCAGTCTCATGCAGCTGCTGGTTATTACACAGCACCTTTTGATGATTGTAATATTCTAGTAATTGATTCGATTGGAGAATGGGATACAGTCTCTATATGGGACAATATGAAAAAGATTAAATCATGGAAATATCCATATTCACTTGGTCTTCTTTATTCTGCAATCACACAACGTATTGGTTTGAAACCAAACGAAGATGAATATATTACTATGGGTATGGCTGCATATGGTGAACCAATATATGATATGGAATATCTTTTACAACAAAACAATCACTTTGGTGTTGGTAATATATTCCCATCTGCAAAGAATGAAGACCTTGCTGCTTCTGTACAAGCTTTATATGAAAAGAAACTTCTTGAACTTGTGGCAATGTGTCCAAAGAAAAACCTAATCATCATGGGTGGTTGTGCATTAAACTGTAAAGCAAATAGTTTAATTAAAGATAAAAACATTTGGATACTTCCTTCGCCAGGCGATGCTGGTAATGCAATCGGAGCGGCCGCACTGGTCAATAAGAAGAAATTAAAATGGATTGATCCATATCTTGGATTTTTTATTCTAAATGCAATAAATCCAAAAGATGTTGTAAAAGAACTTTTAAAAAATAAAGTGTGTGGTGTTGCTAATGGCTCAGCTGAGTTTGGGCCTAGAGCATTAGGAAACAGATCACTTCTTGGTGATCCCAGATACGACATAAAAGATACTGTAAACGACATTAAACGAAGACAAAAGTTTAGGCCATTTGCACCAGCAATATTAGAAGAATATGCAGACGAATACTTTGACGGCCCAATGAATCGGTATATGCAATTTGTTGCAAAAGCAAAACATGATTATAGTTCTGTCACACACGTTGATGGTACTGCAAGGGTTCAACTTGTTGAGAAAGATTGTCAATCAATCATTAGACCAATATTAGAGGAGTGGTATGATGAGACAGGTTGTCCTATGTTATTAAATACTTCTCTAAATATTAAGGGACAACCAATCGTAAATGATTGGAATGATGCAAAGAATTTTATGGAGAAATATAATGTCGCTGTTTTTTAGAAGATTAAAACTATACTTTAAATTATATCTTTCAACTTGGAAAAAGAAAGATAAGAAAGAATACGGTGATGATGTCTATCCCCATTAGTGAAACAGTATTGGAGTTCTATAAAGAACTTCCATTTAATTATCGTGACAGCGTTGAAGATCATGCATTAAGTATTTTAGAGAATAAAACCACTTATGATGTATTGGCACCATTTTTAAAACCAAAAGTAAAAATATTAGAAATCGGTTGTGGAGCTGGGTGGTTATCAAATCGTATTGCATATCATAACAGTTGTGATATTACTGCAATTGACTTTAATCCTGTTGCAATCGAAAGAGCAAAACTAGTTGGTAAGTATATTGGTAATAAAGTAGACTTTCAAGTTGCAGACCTGTTTGAATATGAAATAAACAATAAAACGGATTTAGTCGTTTCTTTGGGTGTTTTGCACCACACAGGACGTTGCTTAGAGGGGCTAGACAAAATATGTGACTCTATGTCCAAGGGTTCTACTGTATTTATTGGACTATATCATAAGTATGGAAGAAAACCATTTTTAGATGAATTTTCTAAAATAAAAGATGAAGATGAGAAGTTTGCTAGGTATTGTGAACTGGATTCTAGATTTACAGACGAAACTCATTTGCGTTCTTGGTTTCGTGATCAAGTGTTACATCCACATGAAACTACACATACCATGAAAGAAGTAACTGAGGTTTTGGAAAAAAACAATATGAAATTGATGTGGACATCTATTAGAGGTGAAGAAGAAGAATATGAAAATATGGCTTTAGAAAAATTAAAGAATAATGAATACTGGCCAGGATTTTTTCTGTTTATGGCAAAGAAGGAAATATAATGAAAAAACTACTAGTTTTTGGTTGTAGTTATTCTGACAAAAAATATGTAGAACTGACCACAAAAGATCCCATACTAAAACAACATATGAATGATAATAGTGGTAACTTAGTAGATCCATTTCTTTTCTGGCCTGAACTACTGGCAAAGAAACTTAATATGGAGCTAGTTAATTTTGCTCAATGTGGTTTTGGTAATGATGGTATTCATAGTATGTTTATGGATGAAATAGTAAATCAAAAAAATATAGGCCTTGTCGTTATCATGTGGTCTGAATTTATGCGAATAGGGTTTGAGGTAGAAAAACGAACAGGTGTAACACGAAGTTATGATTGGTTCAAAGTTAACATTAATGCTACTGATAGAAATACTGATCTAAGAGAAAATAAAATTGAGGTCACGAATGTATTAAACAAGTATGGTTGTTTGTCACCATCATCTATGTTGAAACGATCTTTACGTTTATTTCTTTCTGCACAAAATACTTGTGAAAATATGAAAATACCTTATATGCAAGTTATGGGTATGCCTGCAAGTAAAAAAGTATTAGAAGTAGAAATGTGTAAAAGTTTAATTAAAAGTCCATATCTTGATAAAATCAATAATGATAAATTTATAGGTTGGCCAATGTTCCCTCAACTTGATGGATACTCTTTTGGAAGCAAGCTTTATGATTTAGACCCAGATAGAGAAAAATACTTCATTAATAGTGAGAACGTACACCCTAGTAAATTAGGACAAGAAAAAATTACAGAATGGTTGTATAACGAATCACTTGGCAGATTGCCGGCAACAAAAGAAAATTGGATCTAAAAACGTGATAGTAAGCCACTGATTTTATTAGTTTTTTTAAAGTGCTTGACATTGCCCCCCGAATCATGTAGCATATAAGTATAGTCAAGTGATGAGGACAAAAACTAATGAAAGATTTATCGACACTCGCAAAACTTCTTGCTGAAGAAGATATCCATGTGATTCATAGAAAACAATCAACTGCAATGTTTGATGTTAAAAATCGTACATTATCTCTTCCTATTTGGAAAGAGATGAGTAAAGATATTCAAGACCTAATGACTATCCATGAGGTAGGTCATGCTCTTTGGACTCCTTTAGAACAATTAGAACGTGCTGTAGCTGAAAACATTGAGTTTTCATTTGTCAATGTCCTAGAAGATGTTCGTATTGAAAAACTTGCACAAAAGAAATATCCTGGCTCAGTTAAAGTCTTTAGGCGTGGTTATAGAGAACTTATTCAATCTAATTTCTTTGAAACTTTGAACAGAGATATTTCAGAAATCAATTTAATAGACAGAATCAATCTTCATTATAAACATCATGTTGGTGTTCCTTTTTCTTCAGAAGAACAAGTTTGGGTAGAAAAAGCAAATAATACTGTTACACCAGATGATGTACTTGAACTCGCAAAAGAACTTTATGAATATATGGTTCAAAATCAAAAAGAAAGTGATTTTGGACAAGATGATGGTAGAAGTTTACAATCAGAAAATATGCTATCACCAGAGGATATTAGTGCGATGCCTTCTAACACACCTATGCCTTCAAATAAAGGTGAGGAGCTAGAGGAGAATAGTGACAATGGTAACACGACAGATTCCAAATCTGAAAATGAGGGTTCGACTCCTTCTTCTCCTGCCAGTTCAGAAGAGTCTGGTGAAGAATCAAATGATGTTGGTTCTGCATCTTCTTCGGAAAAATCAGATGAAGAGTCAGACGATAGCTCGTCTGAAGAGAGTACTGGAGAAAGTCAAGCTGATGGTGGAGAAAGTTCTGGTACACCTATTACTGCTTCTACCGATAAAGCGTCTTCTAATAATACTAAAAATATGTTAGATGGTAATGCATCAGATAGACAATATGCATTTACTCCAAAAGTAAATACAAAAGAAGTAATTGTTTCTTATAAAACAATACTTGAAATATGGAACACATCAATTACAAAACAAAAAGAACGTGATAATAGATGGTTTAATTATACTGCAACAGAATTAGAAACAACTAAAAAGTCTAGTAAAAAGATTGTTCAGTATTTGGTTAAAGAATTTGAAATGAAGAAAGCTGCAGATTTATATGCTCGATCTTCTAGTTCAAAAACTGGTTCACTCGACATGAGTAAACTACATACTTACAAATATAATGATGACCTGTTTGCAAAGATTACTACTTTGCCTGGCGCTACTAATCATGGTTTAGTTTTATTCCTTGATTGGTCTGGTTCTATGGCTCACAATCTTCAAGGTACTTTAAACCAATTATACAATATTATTTGGTTCTGTAATCAAGTAAAAATTCCTTTTGAAGTTTTTGCATTTAGTAATTCTTATGGTACTCTTAATTCTTTAGGTGCTCATGTAGATAATTATAGTAAAATTACAACTCCAAAATCTGGTGAGTATAAGTTAAGAGTTAACTTGTTACAATTTTTCTCAAGTAAAATGAATAAGAATGAAATCCAAACTATGATGCATAATTTAAATATGTATGCTTCAAGATGGGGTAGTTTTAAAGATTGGCATGAAGTTGGTTATCCATATTCAGAACCTAAAGGTTTTGGTTTGGGGTCAACACCATTAAATGATGCAATCATTTGTGCAATGGATATTCTTCCTAAGTACAAAAAATCTACAGGTGTTCAAAAACTTCACACTGTTTTTCTTACTGATGGTGCTGGAGATAGTATGAATGATATACATCATATACATGAAACTAAAGATGGTGATGTTATGGGTATTGGACATATGTCTTCTTATTTTAGTGGCACTACTGTTATTACTGACTCTGTTACAGGTAAATCAGTTGAATCCAATAAAAAAGATTTGTGGAAAGGCCCAACCGATATGTTGCTTGAGCTATTGAGAAAAAGAGTTCCAGATATGAATATCGTAAACTTCTTTGTCGCTGGTTCTGGTAGAAGTGGTACGATCAAAAAAGGTGACTTGTGGAGTTTTT